GGTTTAGGGAATCTACTCAAACAGATCATCTTCTTTGTCATCTAGGGTCAGGTAGGCGTGTTTTAGTCTGCCTTCAATTATCGGTAGGTATTCGGCTGTTAGTTCTATTCCGATGAAGCGTTTACCTTCTAAGATTGCAGCCTTACCTGTGCTTCCTGAACCTGCAAAAGGGTCTAACACAACACCATTATCAGGTGTTACTAATCTAATCAGGTATTGCATCAAGGCTGTAGGTTTCACTGTCGGATGAGTATTCTTTACAGGATTTGAGCGTGTCTTGTATGGCACTTGACGTTCATCTTGTCCTTCATCTCTGCCCATAAGTATTTGGTCAGGTAGTTCGTCTAGGCCTTCGTTGCGGTCACGTTTGCTTGCTTTAGCAACATAAAAAAACCGTGAAGCTCCACCACCATTATCTTCAGGCCAACGCCCTAAAGTGTTAGCAGTTTTTTCATTATCAAAAAAACCAAAACCTGAACCACCTTTTGCCCCAATCTTTTCAGGTTTGCTTTTGCTTATGCCTGATTGTTCGTCTAATAGTTGTGCTGTGTGTTCGTCAAGGATAATGTTTGCAGGCCAACGCCCTTGACCTGACTCACGCATCCCTGTAACTGTTCCTAAGTCATAGGTGTTTCCTGCTTCAACTCTTGCTGTTCTATCAAAGGTAACTACACCTTCACCTGTGCCTATGCGTGTTGCGTCTATGTTCAATGCACCTACGCCATACTGTAAAACATTTTCTGCAACAGTTCCGATAACAGGTTTTCGTGCTACGACTATAGGTTCGTGTGCAGGTTTCAACGCTGTCCCCCAACCATCCCATTTGGCTGCTTCTTCTGATTTGGCTTCATAGGCTTCAACAGGGTTTGATGTAAGCTTGTTTTTTTCTTCTATGTCGCTTGCCTGATATTTAGATGCTGTGGGGATTGCTCTGCCACGATTTGCATGACCTTGTTTTTTATCTATTCCTAAAGCAACGTTGTGTGATTTAGGGAAACCTGATCCATACAACCATGCGATGTTGTCACGTATCTCAAATCCTGCATCTTCTATTGCAACAGCCAACCTGTGCCATGTTCTTGTCCCACCGAAGGCTAGCAGATGTCCGCCAGGCTTTAGCACTCTTAGGCACTGAGTCCAGAGTTCAACGCTGTAAGCAATCCCTGAGCTGTCCCAGCTCTTTCCCATAAATCCTAGTTCATAAGGCGGGTCACAAACTATTGCATCAACACTGTTTGACTGTAATTCAGGCAGGATGTCTAAATTGTTGCCTTGATAAATGTTTGCGTTTCCGATTATTAGCGTAGGTATCATTATTCTTCTTCATCGTTGTATTGGTCGTAGAGGGCTTGAAAACCTAAAGCCACGTCAGTGTTAGTCAGTGTTGAACTGTCCCTGCTATCAGCCTTAGAAGGCTTATCTGAGTGTTTATGACTGCGACGCCAAGTCTTGACGAGTTCAACAGCATCTCTGTCATCTGTTTCAAACTCTGCACCACAGGAACACACTTCACGAATCATTGTTCTAGTATTCTAACGAACCTGATCTGCGAGTGCCTAAAGTTGCTCAATGGCTCTATGACTGTTGTGCCATACTCTCTGTTTGCGTTGATTATCAGGTTGTTGCCTAGATAGATTGCAGCATGATAGAAATCTGTTCTACCCTTGTATGCAAAGACAACAATGTCCCCTGACTTAGGGTTGCTGACACGCTTACCTTTATGGGCTTGTGCATCAGCTGAGTGAGGGAGCGTAATACCTATGCGCTTGTAGGTGTATCTGACTAGCCCTGAACAGTCCCAACCTGATGTTGTTGAACCTGAGAAAACATAGGGAGTCTTATTTGCTCTGGTCGTGACATAAGCGACAATCTTAGGCAGAAGATACTTTTGCTTTGACTTATACAGTTCACGTTTCAGATTGATTTGTTGCACCTGCTCTGATTGAACTATCGCCTGACCTGGTATGTTACCGCCAAAGTTTAGGCTTATGATTACTGCGATTGCTACAGCTATGCGTGATCTCATTAGGCATCCTTACCCCAACCGCCACCATTGAAGCGGATGTGTTGTATCCCAAACTTCCTAACCATAACCAATTCACAAATCCCACAGTAGGGTGCTTCAGGTTCAGTTTTGATGTCTGTGACTACTTGCTGAGTTACTCCACAATTAGAACACACAAACAGATAAACAGGCATTTTGTCCTTCTTTCTTTACTTTATTTGTGGAGCTGTAGGGAATCGAACCCTAGTCCAATCTGTTTCCACTTGTGGCTTTACAGACTGTCAAAACCTTTTCAGCCCCTAAATCTTCCAAACTGTTCCTGTAAAGTCTGTCCCTCGCTGTAACTCAAAACATACTAATCCTGGTTGACTGTCTTCACCTTGACTTGTCCGCCACCAATTAGATCCATTATCTAAGGTTGATGCTTGCACCCAATAACGTGAGCTTCCTCGCTGAGTGCTACCTAACTCTAAGACACGAAGGTGATGAAAATGTCCTGATACTAGAACTGTTGCAGCTTGAACAGGTTGCTTACCGAAAGCCTGTTTCCTCCACCAATCAGGCACAGCGTCAGGTCTGTTAGCTTGATGTCCATGCACCATACCAAGAACATGAAAACCATCGCCGAAGATGTCTAGAGCTAAAGATTCGTCATGACTTGCAGGTTCATAGAAGGTTATGTCTAGCCCTACTTCTTTGCTCAGTCTTGCTAAAGTCCTTCCGATGTGGATACCCCAATCATCTGTGGCTTTACCTACACGCTGTTTATTGACTCGCCATTGACAGTGATTGCTACCTACAGATAGATAAGTGATCGGCGCAAACTTGCTCAGTTCCTTCAAACATGTCCAGGCTAAAGATGTTGCTAAATCTACCTGTTGCATAATGCTGAGGTCATTGCTTTGTAACTGATGTAAGTCTGCAGCGTTCCCAAAGTTTTCAATCGTATCGCCAACATCACAGAAGATAATCTTTTCAGGTTTGACAGCCCTGACCTTCTTGATTAGCTCTGACTGTGTTTGGGCTACTCGCTGAATCAGCGCATCAACACCGCCACGATGATCTACTTTTCCCACCTGCAAATCACTCCATAAGATAACTAACGCTTTACCTGACTCGACAGGTTTAGGTGCTACAGGTTTAGTTTTCTTCGCCAAAGAGTAGAGCAAGGGTAAGTTGATTTGAGCGTTTCTTTTAACCCAGCGAATACGAACTGATGTCATCCACATCGGATCTAACGGAAAAGGTCTAGCAACCTGCCAGCGTGAAACTCTAGGTTCGCCAACAATCTCTATTTCATCAGGGTTGATGCCTGCTTCACGCAAAAACCCTTCAACATCGGTAGGTGTATCACTATCGGCTACAGGCGGCAAAACTGCTTCCCCACCATTACCATCAAAAGTTATTGACGGACTCCAGGCTTCAGGTGCAGTGACCTTTGGTGCAGGGGTGCTTAGTCCTTCCAACATGAGCATCTCTTCTCTCTATGCCTTTTGATGCTTTTCTCTGACACAGTAACCCCTTTGTTAGCTAACGCTGTTTCAAGTGTGCCACAAAGCCATTCAGGGTTCATGACAGCTGACTCTAAGATTTGTGCATCCTTATCAGATAACTCTTCCTTGACTGTTCTTACTTTGCAAGGGAACTTTCTTACAGGGATAGACAAGTCTTCAAGCATCAGCGTTTCTCTAACTTCAGATCATAAACAGTTGCAGAAGTGTCTGCGTGAATAATCTTCTTTGCAAGGTTATCGGCGATGCTTTCCATAATGTCCCCTTGAGCTGCAGAAGCCAAAAGAAGCTGTGCCAGGTTCTCTTTGATGTCTTCCAAATCACTAGACCAAACAAGATTTGTGTCACGCAATAACTCGACTGCTTCATCTATGGCTCTAGTCAACATAGTTAGTCAACTTCTTAGACTCAGACAAAATAAACAACAACTCATTGATGCGTTCAGTTGTAGCCTTATTCATCGGTTTACTACTTGCATTCTGTAGCTTCTTGATTTCAGCGTGAATCAACGACCTCATCTCATTGATACCTGAACTGCGACCTGTGAAACGTGCCGAATACCAATATGTTCGCATAGTCTTACGAAACACAAACTCTAAAAACTCAATCATCTTCCAAACCTTCATTCAACGGATCAACATAAGAAACCTGAGCAGCATAAGTTATAACAACTGTCAGGGCAAGAGTTATCACAATAGCAATAACTAGGAACAGC